GCGAGTTGTTCAGGGTAAACGAAACAGCAGTAGACCCAGCCAATGCCGCGTTGTTCATTGTGATGCGACCAGTAGACTTGTTCAACGTTACCGCTGTTGACTTGTCTGTTGCTTGCGTAACCGTACCTTGAGCCGCTGCGCTATAACCAATCTCTTGGCTTGCGTAGCAGGTCGTGAATTCTGGATCGCTATACGCGACTCCAATTGCTTGCGTATTAGGCATAGTAATTCCTTAAAAAAGGGGAGAGCTTGTGGCTCTCCCCCTTAGACTTAGACGCGGTAAACGACGTAAGTCGAGTCGCCGGTGCGACGGAACAGGAACCGACCGCTAGACGTTGCGCTGATAGCAACCGTAGCGTTGCCGCCATCGGTAACACCAGTTCCAGCAGCAAGCGCAGCCGTACCCGAAGACGTACCCAAGTTCACCAACACCAGTTCAAAGGTGCTGTTGACTTTGACGCTGGTCACTAGAGCGTCTAGCGACGCCCCGGTGGGCAGCGTGTACGTCTGAGCCGTAGTAGCGCCCGAACCAACCAACAGAACGCCAGAGGCGACTTGTGCGGCGGTCAGAGTTGCCGTAGCCGTAACAGACTGAGGAGCGGCTTGGTAGCCGAGGATAACTTCGTTCAGGTTACCGTCACCAACTTGGTAACCACCTGCGCCGTTAGGGAGAGCCATAATATTTCCTTAAATTAAGAGGTTCAGCCCCAGACGCGGCAGGCCATCTGTGGACGAATCGTGCTAAAGCCATACAGAACGTCAATACGACATGGCAGACGGTCGTTATTGATGTCGTACTGGCGAACCACACGCAGGCTGATACCGTTGTGGACAGCACGCGAAGCCATGTCAACACCCTGCGGCAGCAGGAGGTCAGCCGTGGCGAACGTGATTGCGTCCTTGTGGTAAACCAAGTTCTGTGGGTACTGGGTGCTTGCAGTTCCAACAAACACGACTGCTTTGCTGTTACCAGGCAGCGAGTCAACAGTTGCCAGAGCGTTGCTTGCTGAGTAGATTGGAGCAACAGTAATACTGCCAGCGCCAGATCCGTTCAGCGTAACGTCAGCCGCAGCGACGAACTGGAACAGCGAACCAGTGGACTCGCGGGTCTGTGGGTTGACAGCGTAGCAATCAGCAATGGTAAACACATCGCCAACTTTGATCGTGCCAGCGTTACCAGCACCAGTAATGGTGATGGTAGTTGCGCCTTCCGACGTAACCGCTGCCGAAGTCGTGCCGCCAGTGGCCGAACGCGAACCGGTCGTGAATTGCTTGATCGACTGAGACATATTGATCTCGTCGTAGCCCAACACGCCCGTTCCCATCATGCCGTTCTTGAACTGCTTGCTGATGGTATCAACTGGATTGAACAGACCTTTCAAGCCTTCGACCAGACCAGCGTTGGCAGCGGGGTTAACCGTTGCATAACGTGGGTTCATGACAGCAGCGTTTTCGTTCAGTTTCTGTTGCGCTTGCAGCAGAACCAACGAAGAAGCGGGCGTCGTGCCTGGGGTGCCAACCGTGTTACCGATTGCTTTGAACGAGTTAGCAACGTCAGCGTCAATGCTGGAGGCCAACTGCGAGATACGCGGCTTGAGAACGCGCTCTGCGAAGTCATCCAACTGCATCGTCAGTTCGGCAGAAGTGAAGTTCACGCCGATATGCTTTTGGGTTGAAACAGTCAGGGTGGTGAACTGCTCGTTGTCGTCCTGAACTTGCAGGGCGGCACCGTCAGTCACAAGAGCGCGATCCGGCAGACGGATACGCAGGGTCGAACCAATCTTGGCACCTTCGACAGCGAAGGAATCATCGTATTGGCGGTTAACGTTACGGGTGAGCACAAGGTTGTTCTCAAGGATTTCGAGAGCCTTCCGAGTGATTATGTCAATCGTAAGAATGCTATTTGACACGGCAATAAGTCCTAAAAAAAGTTAGCGATGCTGGGCTTGCCACTTCTTAGTCTGGCGCTGCCTTTCTGCTTCAATCCATTCCGAGGTAGTCATGGTCTTGGTCGACCGAGGATCGGTCGTATCATAACTAGGATTGCCTGAAGTTCTTGCAGTTACTGGACTAATAGGGGCGGGCGCTGATGTAGTACGTTTGACCGGGACATCTGTGGCTATTTTAGCCTCAATGCGTCCAATCTCCTTTGCCTGCAAAATCGGGCTAAGACGGGAAATGCGATCAGCTTCTTTTGGATTGGACCCGAGATAGTAGGCTATATCAGGGCCAGCATCAGAGGCTTGAACCGCTTGCGCCATCACAGTCGTGATCTTGAGGGTTGGGTTGTACGCGACTTGTTCAAAGTCATCGTATTTGGACCGAGCCTCTTCTTCACGATCGTGATACGCCTCAAGAATCTCCGCTTGCTGCTTTTGCTGTTCACGCTGCTCAATTAGCTTAATTGCTTTGGCTTCTGCGTAAGCATCAACCGAATCAAACTGATCTACAGGCGGGACATCAACTGCAACGTGCGGCGGTGCTTGACGCTCACGCTCCCACTTTCGCTGTTCTCTTGCGAGACGTTTCTGAATTGCCGCATCAAGTTCCTCTTGCGAGAAGGTCTTGGGCGCAACTTCCGGCGTATCTACAGGTTCTGGAGTCGCCGTGACATCCAGTTCCGGCGCGGGCGCTACTTCCGCTTCAATCGCTACTTCATCGGACATTTTGAATCCTGAGATTCCCTGGTGTGCCGCGCCAGTACGGTTATCTTACATTATTCGGTTGGAACTGCAACCCAAGAAGTTGTTGCTTCGTCCCATTGATAGAACTGACCGTCCGTTGGATACGGTGTTGGAGCATCCCACAAGCAAGTGGTTTCGTTCAGCGTCCACGATGGGAATGGTTGGGGTGGGATGAATGCGTCGCGGGTTGGGTCGTAAGTGTAGCCAAGACCCGCAAAGTTTTTGCGAAGTGGCGTGCCACCAAGCAAATGAACGCCGCCTCGCGTGTTGTAACTGGTTTGTTTGTATACATCACCTGTACGAGCATTTAATTCATCTTCTTTATCTTCATCTCGGCCAACCGTAACAAATATAACAATATTTGCCGAATCAAGTTTTGCAAAATGTGCCATTGTTATTCCTTAACTGAACGTAACGGTTTCAGAATTGGTTGACGTTGCTGTTACTGTATAAACTTTATACGATCCAACAGTTGCAACCGAAGACGTTACGCCACCAGAAAATGTTGCCGTTCTAGCTGATGCAATTTGGATATAAACAACACCAGATCCACCTGCTCCAGCACCTACCAAATTCCAATCGCCGCCGCCGCCAGAACCAGTATTGGTCGATCCAGACGTTCCTAACGTACTGCCTCCAAATCCACCGTTGCCGCCGCCTCCGGTTCCTCCGGGGCCGCTTGCAGATGCGCCAGAACCACCGCCGCCACCCGCTCTTGTTACAGAAGATCCAGTAATACTATTTGCAACCCCTGTTCCACCTGCACCACCTACGTTTAATGTTGTAGGACTAGCTCCAGTTGCCCCCGCTCCACCACCGCCACCACCCCCGTTATTGGGAGAGCTTGTTCCATTTCCACCGGCATAACCTTGGGTTGCCGTTCCAGTACCCGGAGACGTTGCCGATCCACCCCCGTTCGCACCTCCACCGCCAGACCCACCAGATCCAGCGGCAGAAGCAGAATAACTTTGGCCCCCACCACCGCCTGCTGATGTAACTGTTGCCAATACGGAATTGCTTCCTGTCCCGCCTGATGCACTTCCGCTAGTTGCAGCCGCTCCCGGGCCTCCAACGGTAATGGTGTATGCGGTCCCCTGGTTAAGCGTTAATGAAGATTCAGCCGAAGAACCTCCACCAGATGTGCCTGTGCTTGTTCTGTAACCACCCGCACCGCCTCCGCCACCATCTTGAAAACCACCCCCACCACCACCGGCAATAACAAGGAAATCAACAGTTAGAGTTGTTGCCGTTGGAGCAGACCAACTCATTACACCAGCAGTTGTTGCCACAAGCGTTGAAGCATTAGCCGTAGGCAATGCGCTTGGCAATGTATAAGACTGAGTTCCTGCAACCGATGGCGCAGCAATTGTCACCGTACCGCTGGTTGATCCTTTGTGAACGGTTGAGCTAAACGTGCCAGTGTTTGCAGTTGTTGCTCCAACAGTACCGTTGATGTTGATTGATGCCGTACCAGTCAGATTAGTGACCGTGCCGCTAGAAGGCGTGCCAAGCGCTCCACCGTTAACAACAAAAGCACCAGCAGAGCCGGTATTAACGCCAAGCGCTGTAACAACACCAGTGCCAGTCGTAATTGTTGCTGGAGCCGTACCAGCCCCGCCACCAACAACCAACGCATTTGCTGCAAGCGCTGCGCTAGACGCCCAAGTAGTACCATTAGAGAAATATGGAACGCCACCAGACGTACCCGCAATTGTAAATGCAGGCGTTGTAGTCGGACTGGCGACAGAAACAATACCTCCAGTCCAACCAACTGAACTAACTGTGCCAGTCCCACCAGCATATGCAAGCGAGTTCCAAGCGGTCGTACCATCACCAAACTTTTGCTTTTTGGTGTCGGTTTCAATACCAACCTCACCAGCGGCAAGAGTTGGGTTGGCACTAGTCCATTGAGCGGCAGTACCGTTTCTGATCTGAATTTGCACCGGCATTACGGTGTCCCCCCGTTAATTGGCGATATGGCAGCATAAGTAGACGATGGTGTGCCGCCATCAAGATTGGGGCTTCCACCGCCACCTGAAGCCGCCGCCCATGAAAGAACACCTGACCCATCAGTTTGCAAGTAATAACCAGCGGTAGGAGCAGAAGGCCAAGTATATGTCGTGCTACCGGCAGTTGCTGGAGCAGCAAGACCAACGTAACCAGAGGTTGAGCCTTGGATACGGATTGGTTTGTACGCTTGAACGGCAGTAGAATTTAGAGCAAACGCTCCGCTGCCAGAAACTATAAAGTTGTACTGGTCAGCCGTCCTGTCGTAAGACTGATAGCTGTTTGCCGCCCATGCCTGTATGGGGTTTGCACCAGAAAAAGTCAGGTAGTAGTTAGAGCCAACCGTGTACTGCGTTGCCGTGATTGTACCGGCGGTAAAATTTCCGCTGGCGTCGCGTTGGACAAGGTAGTTGGCAGTATTTGCGTCAGATGCATTTACACCAATAACCGGCGCTACTGAGGTTCCGGTGTTAACAACTGGCGACGTAACGCTGACGCTAGCAACGCCTCCTGGCGCTGTATCCCAAACAGCAGTGGTACCAGTTGATTTGAGAAACAGCCCTGCAGTACCAATAGCCAACCGGGTGGCAGCGTTGGTTCCGCTGCCAACAATCAAATCACCAGCAGTAGTGATTGGCGACAACGCATTGAACGCATCAGAAGCGGTGTTCTGACCCGTACCACCGTTGGCGATTGCGACAACACCCGTAACGTTTCCAGCCGTGCCAGTCGTGTTCTGGTTCAGCGTCGGTACATCCGTTGCCTGAATCGTAGACATCAGCACGTTTGTGCCGTTGCCACGCAGATACGAACCAGACGTTGTAGCACCAGCCAACGCATTGATAGCGGCCTGTTGCGAACTTGCGCCCGTACCACCGTAGGTAATACCGACAGTGCCAGACGTAATCTGCGAGCCAGCAATTGCAATATTGGTGTTAGCCGCTGCGGTTAACTGACCTTGAGCGTTGACCGAAAACGTAGGAACTTGCGAGCCGCTACCGTAACTGCCCGAAGTAACTGCCGTGTTAGTAATGCTAAACTGGTTGGTGGACAGCGACAGGCCGGTTCCGTTGGTGTAAACGGTAGAGCCAGACGCAAACTGCGTGAACACGAGGCTCGTCGTGCCAACCGTAATCGGCAGCGGAGTGGTTTGCACCCAAGACGTATTGGCGTTAGTCGTGCCAGCCGTGATCAGGAAATAATTACCAGAATTAATCTGGTTGTAACCGCTGCCCGACGTATTCATGTCGGTTGCGCGGGTCAGTAAAAACGGGTTAGAACCGTCGCCAACCGTAGTTACAGTATAAACACCGTTCTGTAACGCAGATGCTTGATTCTTAACAAGAATCCTATTGCCAGCAGTTACCACAACCGAGTCAACCGTTAACGCACCGTTGGCCGTTGCAGTCAGCGTTGCGCCAACACCGCTTGAACCGTTGTTGTACGTTACGGTAGGCAGGGCAGCAGTTGTCGCAAGATTACAGGCCGCGTGGAACGTCAGGCCAGCAGCAATTGAGTCAACGTAGGTTTTGTTGACCAGATCGTTGGCGCTGGTTGGAGCGGTTGTAATCTGACCTGTAGAGGTCGTAAACGTCGTAAAAGCACCCGTGGATCGCGTTGTAGCGCCCACAGACGTGTTGTTGATTGTGCCGCCGGTAAACGATCCACCCGTGATCGTTTTGCCCGTAAAGGTCAGCGCAGCAGGCAACGAAATCGTAACCGTTGATGCGCCGGTTGCCGTAACTTCGTTTGCCGTACCCGCAACAGTCGTAACTGGAGCAGAACCACTGGTTACAGCGGTCAATCGACCGTAGGCATCAACCGTAAAGCCTGGGTTGGTGTAAGTCCCAGGCGTTACTGGCGTTGTAGCAAGGCTAATCGTGCCAGTGGTGGTAATCGGACCACCAGTTAGCCCTGCGCCGGTATTAATGTTGGTAACAGATCCAGCACCACCGACAATGTAGCTAACTGCAACCTTCTTGGTTACACCGCTTTGGACAATAGGAACGACTTCAGTACCCGCTAGCGGGGTAGTCGCTGACGGTAGTGCCGAAATCGTGGTGTTTGCCATGCTTTACTCAAAAAAAACCGTTGCAGTAACAGTTCCGCTGATCACAATGTACAGGCCAGAACTGAAATACACTCCACCCTCGTCGCCGGTAAACACGTAGCTGGTTGCACCAGTTGGCGTAAACACACCAACAATCGTGTCGCTGGTGGTTGCAGCAGCGCTGTTGTACACCGTGATCGTAGGTGTGCTGCTGGCAGCAGATACGAAGATGCCTTTCAGCTTGCCAGCCATCGGCTTGACGTTAGCCGAGGCCGTTAGATACTTATAAGTCGCGGCCATAATTACCTCACGCCAAAAAGCGTAGTTTGTAGAGGGTTCTCAAATAGACTTCGATAATGTTGTCGATCAACTGCTGCAAAGACATATCAGTCTTGTCGACAACTTCGTAGCGAGCGGCTTCAATCTCAGCCAACTGAGTTTCCAAGAATTCTATGATATTAGTCGTTTTCTTGGCTGACATCAACGTAATTGGGCCGATCAGACCGTGCCGCCCCTGATACGCTTCGGCAAAATCGTCTGCCGCCTCAATAATCAGTTCGTAGAACTTCTGCAACGCCTTGTGCTTGCTGTAACTGCGAGTGTTGAGGTGTACGCTATGGGCTACATCTCGCCCTAAGAACAGCAAACCTACAAAATCACACGCTTTCATTGTGGCGCTCCATACTCAGCCTGTTCAGGCATCATTTCGTTCGTTTCCCGTCCTGGCATTTCGCTAACCAGATCGCCAGAAGTGATCATGCCGTGTAGCGTACCCATAACGATGTCTTGGATCTGCTCTTCAGACATACCGGCTTGGACCGCTGCGATACGCTTAGTCTCAGCGTCAAACGCCTTGATCTTGGCTTCGTAGTCTTTGCGCTCCATGTCCTGCGCTTCCATTGACTTGCCGACATTCTGCAACATCTGGTGCAACTGATCCAACTCTGCCGCCATCGCTTGCATTTGCTGCTGCGCTGCTTGCAAAGCGGGATTTTCCTCAGCTTCGCCCATCAGTTT